GTTTCAGCCGATTGCGTTGTTTGACAACCCACTACTAGAAACATCGCCATCAATATTGATAGGTGTTTCATTTTGTCCGCTCCATTCGGTCACTGTCTCTTCCAACATAGGAAGATACTTTTCTTTATCCTTCACAAATTCTTGAACAGTGCCATCCTCTGTTACCACTAAGATGACAACTTGATTGATTTCAATACCTGTTCGTTCTCCAAACATCTCAGCATATGCAGAGCCTTGAATGTAATAGTTTTCATTCCAAGAATCATTTTTTTCTTTAGTGGAAGTTTTGAAATCAATGATAGATAGAATACCCTTATATTCTGCAATACAATCAACTCGACCTGCCACCATATATTTATCACTATAGAGTCCTGCTTCTTGTGCATGAATGTTATTTATATTACCCAATGCTTTCCTTCTTAGTTCTTTGAATAAACACCAAGGAAGAAAATTCTTTGTATGCTCTGCAAATTTTTTAGGAAATTCTAGGTGAACATTATTTAGATAATCTTCACACATATGATGGACTTTAGTTCCTCTTGCAGCTGCAGTACGAGCAACATGGTTGGCAACATCATTACCTACACGTTTACGCCACTCAAACAATCCCTCTTTATTACGGATTGAAAGAACAGTTGTTATAGACGGATACTTCTTTCCTTCTGGCGTTACATAAAATCTTTTACGATTTATCGTTTCTGTTTTTACTTCTGGTAGATTCACTGTCTTGTGTTTGAACATTATAATTTACTTTCATATTATATTTTACGTTTGATACATCTGTCCAAACGTCATAGTTTATTTTACTTTTGTATTCTTCAAGTTTAGTCTCATGTGCGTATTCTTTAGGAACTTGACCCCACCCTATTTCTCTATTCCATTGACGTTGTGTATACTTCATGCAATAGACCTCATTCTTACAACTAAACGATCAGCCCGATTGGTTACTTGACGATACCAAGCACTGTCAATCATTTCATCAGCTGCTCTTTCCCAATCACGACCATCAACACCAGCCTTCATTCCTTTAAACTTAGAGAGTCTAGGGCGGCCCATATTGAACATCATGTTCGCAATTATTTGTTGAGCTTCTTCTGGCAACTCATCGAAGTCCGAATATAGCTTGGAGCAGTCTGACAATACTGTTTGGACATCTTGTTCGAAGGCCTCAATACATCTAGCTTCATCAACTGTTGTTCCCACGTCGGCTCCGGCTTCTGGATCACTATCTCTGACCAAGTGACCGATACCAAAAGTAGGATACCCAAGGTGATCCAAATATATTTCATGAACTATCCCTTCATCAATCTCTAATTGTTTTCTAAGTTTTTCTATATCCATTATTCAATTCCTATTCCTAGTTTGGTTTTGTTGATAAGATAACTACGAACAAAACCAGAGCGAACAATGTCGCCTAAAGTAAATTCTGTGCAATTAAATTCTTCCATTTCTTCTAAAATACGTAGAAAATCATGCAATCCATTTTTCTCATTTGTCTTTTGTAAATCGGTTTGATCAAAATCACCACAAAATACAATTTTAGAATCTTGGCCGACCCTCGTAATAATAGTATCTAGCTCATGAAAACTTAAATTTTGACACTCATCTACTATAACAATAGTATTGTCAAATGTCAACCCCCTTAGAAAAGAAGTTGATAAAAAGAACAATGATCCTTGTCCTTTTAATCTATCATATAGAGAATTAAACTGTTGTTCGTTAGGCATCTCAAACATAAATTGTACCATATTCTGATACGGTACTTGATAGAGTGCAGCCTTATCTTCTTCATCACCAGGCAAAAATCCAATCTCTCTTGTAGGAATAAGAGAACGAACAAGAACTACTCTATCGTATTTTGTTTTTAAATTAAAAACATCTTGTAGTGCTAGATAAAGAGAGACAAAGGTTTTGCCTGTTCCAGCACAACCAAATAGAAACTGGTTTTTCTCTTTCTTCCAAGATGAAAAAACTTGTTTTTGATTGTCAGTTATAGGTTTAATAGTAACTAAACTATTGTGATTGATTTCTTTATTTTTCTTTGTTGCCATGATATATCCTATTTATTAAAATGAGAGAGGAGGTTTTCTTTCAGGCTCTACCTTAATAACCCCCTCTCTCTGGTGCATGGGCGGATTGACTTCCCAGCTTGCTAGATGCTGTGCATCCATTGCTGAAGTGTGATTTCTCGCCCGCATCATTATTTAGTTACTAGAGGTTTCTTTTTCTGATGTTTCCTAATCACTTCCTTTGTCTTTAATGCTTTATGTGACTCACCAGTTTTATATCTATCAGCCAAATGTGAATTAGGATGAGCAGATGCAATCTGACTCATGCGTTCTTTAAACCCCTCATCGTTTTTAGGACCGACACCCATAATATGATCCCCAAGAAAAGCTATAGGCATAGGAACTTGTGCAATGGTAGGATGAGTCTTTAGGTAGTTTTCTCTTTCACCCATAGACATAAATTCATCGTATTCTTCACCTGTAGTCATATTTTTAAATCTGTATGTTGGCATTATATATCAAGCTCCATTTGTTTTTCATTTTGAATTTCAACTGCAAGGTTAATTGTAGTACGCAATTCAGCAATACGTTTATATGCATCTTGTAGCTGTCCTTGTAGCTCTTTCACATTATTTCGTAAGAGTGCATTTTGTTGTTGGAGACTTAATTTTTCATCAAGATTTCTAGCCCTATATATTTTTGCTTCTTCTGGTGATGTTTCTACCCTAGACTCCTGCATCTTTCTAACTATGTAGTTCGACCGACTTTCCCTTTTCACCTGTTTCTCCTATAAACCATGCTGGTATCTCACGTTTAGTCCAACGTGCAAATCCAGACTTCTCTATTATGTAGTAATTTTGATATGCTAGAACTGTATCCTCACCCTTGCACAACTCTGGCATACATTGTGGTGGATCAGTAAAAGGAACACCATGAACGATATTAAGAGGTGGCATAAACAAAATATTACGCAACCTTTCAGTAGCATGATGCTTACCATATCGGTGTGTGTACTCTTTCAATAGAGCATCAAAATGTTTCCACAACCATCTATAATTCTCAGATGACGCACGAACCCAAATGGTACTAGGATGATTCTTGTGAGCCATCTTGTAGAAACCACCACGATCTGCACGATAATCCCCATCAATAACACGATGAGCAGTAGACAACATTTGAGCGCTCTCTAGGATCATCTTTACACAATGTTTATCACACATCATCTGTGCAGCAATAACGGGGTCACGGTCTAGATAAAATATGTTCATTTGTTCTTCCAGTGTTCTCCATAATTATCGTATGCATATTCTGCAATTTCATCAAAACCTTTAGGTTCATTGATATTACCATTATTAGGGGCACAACTACAGTTCTCAATATAACATTGAGTGCAACCAAACGTAATCCACCTATACCAGTGTTTTGCAAGCCATACTCTAGTTCCAACACCCTTACCATACCAACGATTGATTTTATTCTCAAGTCGTTTGTTCATCATTCTTCCAACTCTTCTATTTTATCTTCCAGCTTCTTCTTCTGCTTTTTCAATTTTGCAATATCCTTATGGAGATGCTCAAAATCTTTTATCTCAAACAGCTTCGCTTCCATTCGACTTCCAAGAGTTTGTGCTTCTTCAATCAATCCCAACAAATAAGAGAAGTTTAAAGTCTTAGTACATTCTCGCATTTCATCAAGAACACTACACAGATATCTATTCGTCATCTTCTAATGCCTCTTTCACCATTTCTACAAGATTATCATAGGTAGCATAACAACCACCTGTCCATTCGCCATCTTCAAACTCACGAATATTAAGATTGCCAGCTGGCTTAGTTTGTCCATCAATAGACAATGCACCATTCTCCATTAACGATATTTCAATATATTTCATTCTTCACCATAACTCCATTCAACTTCATAGCCACCTTTACGATCACTGAACCAATCGTCTTCTCTGTCGTAACCGTATTCCATTACGAACTCGTAGAACGCATCTGATTCTTCTTCAAAATGTTTTTCAAACTCTTCAACACTGCCAAATTCTGCAATGATATCTTCATCAGGAATATCATAATCAAAATGGCTGTGTACAGTGTGGTATTCAACTTTCTTAATAAGCATTATTCGTTAAACTCCCCATACTTCTCCAAAAGATATTTAGAAACAGTAACACCTTTCTTTTCAGCACGTTTGATGATATACCCTTTACGGGCATCACTCAATTTGTCGTAGTCTTTCACCACATCTTTTGAATATTTTAAGTTCATATATCAAAGTCTCCATATCCCATTACAAAATTTTCTGCACAATCCTCAGCGTATCGTTCACTGTGAATTGTCATACCACGTAGTTCATAACGTCCATCCATTTGCATATCTACGTAATACATTTTCTTTTTGTCATCCCACAAAACTTTAGCGGTACGATCACTGTATTCTTCTGACCCAAAATATTCCGATAATTCTTTCATTTTACTGGGCCACCTTTTTGTCCTACTTCCCAACGATAGAATATGTGATTACCTATTCTTGTCGTTCTCGTTTTAACTTTTGCCCATGCTGGTTTTACATAGTCAGCATGGTAGTGTGTTGCACCATCAGTTATGTCTATAAAGTTAATCTCATTATAGACTATAGATTGTGCAATTGTCAAGAGTCTTTCATAAGTTTTTTTGTCTTTTGGTTCATCAGACTTGCCATCACACCACCAAGAGAACTGGCAACGATTACGAATAGGATAAAACTTTGCATCATTAGGATCAGTCGTTTGTCGAGTCTTCCAACTTTCTCTTGTTGGCCCTTGATGCACTACCTCACAAATCGTGTTAGGGAATCTTTTATCTTTTACTCTGTTCATAACGACAGAGGATACACCAAGAAGTCCAGCACTACCTTGACCTCTGGCCTCATGATACATATTGAGTGCAAGACAATTGACAGAAGCACTTTTATCTTCTGGTGCTTCTATCATAGCAGGAGTAAATATCATAAATCCTGCTGTTACAATTTCTGTGAAATTCATTTTAGAATACTATACAAGCACCGTACAGTGTTCCAAAAATAGCAACAACACCTACTACATCACCAATTTTTATTTTTCCCATGTCACACTTTCTCCTGGCATGATGGTTTCATAATCATTTTCTACGATTACATTTTTGGATATGTTAGTCCAGACGATATCTATACCCATTCCACAGCCTGTAATGGATGTATATTCTTTTTTCAGAATACCTTCATCAACAAGAGTACCCATTGATGGTGAACCACAATGCAAACGACCAGCAGCCGCAACTTTACGAGTTTCCATGATTACCTCTGATGGATTGATTAAATCTGTCATTTGAGGTAACAAGCTCCTGTCCAATTAATCGGGTATCCACCTTCAAGGATATTTCCTCGAGCAGCGTTCCGAGCGGGTGCAGCCCAACCAGCAGGCATCAGAATATCACCCAACTTGAATTTTTTGTCATTCTCAACACCGACAACAAACGCCTTAACACCACCACCCTTTTCGGTAATCTTGATGTATTTCGTACCGTAGGTGATTGTGAAGTTATTGGCATACTCGGCATTCATCATGGCACACGTGCCCGACTTGGTAGGGGGCATGAACTTCGCATAGTCCTCAATCATCGCAGCCTTCATCTTAGAAAGACCATCCAAAACCGAATTAGCAGTATCTTTTACAAAAACAGTCATTATTCATTTTCCTCTTCTCGAGCTTGGTAAAGGGCATCAGCCTTAAACATTTCCTTGGCAGCTTCCTCAATCTCATTAGGGAAGTAACCCATGACGCACATCCGTTTTGTGCAAAATTCTAAGCATTCTTCGTAAGTCATCGTTTTCTCTCTCTCTTGATTATATCTAATAGTAACACACTCAATAGAGTTTGTCAACAGTTAATTTGGTTTTTTTAGAGGATAATCTGCACATTCTTCGGGATACCGAAACCACATGGCATGAAGTAAGTTCTCACTTCGTTCCTTTTTGTAGGATTCGGTAAGATTGGTGAGCCAAGAGGAATGGAGTCTATCCAACTCATTTAACATGGACTCAAAGGTCATGCGTAAGCCTCACTCATCCAATCACCACAAAACTCAGTATACAGATCAGAAACATATTTCTCATCCACAACTACAACTTTGGTTTTCACATAGGCAATAACATCAGCCTCACACTCAGCACCATTATTCAATGCTTCGACAGTGGCATCTTCTAAGTCCATTGCCCAATCACTCATCTTACTCATAACGAATCCTTTCTCTTGATTATTATTAATAGTAACACACTCAGAGAAGATTGTCAAGGAAAAAATTAAGCAGTGGCCTGACGAGCTTTTTGGGGATATCCTTCAATTTTCATGTAATTTTCATCCCAATCAAATGCTTCTTTGACCACATTATCAGAAAGACCTTTGAATTTACGATGTAAAGTCTTGTCCTTTGCAGCGACAAGTACCTCAGCATCAGACTCATGTAGACCTTCTAGCAACTGAACAAACATACTCTCACGTTTACTTTGCGCCAAATCTACATTACCACCTTCTAGATAGTGAAATAGTTTTCGTGCTTCACTATGAAGATTGGTATGTTCAGTTCCTTCTGGTGCATCATTCTTCTGATAAGGAACTTTGCCCTCTGGAAGTTTCCATATAATTTTAGGATCAAAAGATGATTTAATCACCATGCGTAACGCATCGGAATCATATTGTTTTAGAAAATCAACCTTTTCTTTTTTTGATTTAACCTTAGAAACTTTGTCTAAGATTTCAGATATTAGTAAGTCCATATTAAAATTCTCCTATGTTAAAATTCGTTGATTGATTCAACGAGGTTCCTCAACCTCTTCTTTGTAAAATAATTTAGTAGTTTGCTACGATCACCATCTGGAGCATTTTGATACTCCATTATGCAAGCAAGAAAAATCTCTTTTGGTGACTTAGACAAATCTATCAATTGTTGGTTTCTCTGAAAATTACGTTTCACTTCACCATCTGGTATAGCCATTTCCACAGGTATCAAAATTTCACCTGTCCATTCTGCAATCTTCTTTTTGCCTAAAGGTTTTTGTCGTAGTCCATCAACAAATGTATTGTCTGGTGATAACACATTTGGAATTCCATCACTTGTATCACCTTTAAGAATATGCTCATCCAAATAGTGATAAGGATCAAAGCCATTCATCATTTTCTTTGTGATAGGACTGTATTGAGATACATTCGTAAATCTATGTAACTGAATAAAATCTTTGTCACCAGATAAAATTAAAGTTTTTCCATTGTCATATTCAAGTTCAAGACACAATGCAGCAATTATATCATCTGCCTCTGCACCATAAACCTCAATATGTTTATAGGGGAAATAGTCTTTTAGTTCCTGTTTAATCTCATTGAGACAACCAAATATTGCATCCCAATCTAGATTAGAACTTTCTCTACTCTTTTTACGACCAGCCTTGTAGTTTGGAAAATGGTCACGCCTCCAGTAATGACGAGAATCAAAACAGAGAACTAACTCTCCAAACTCTTGTTTAAATCTACTACGATACATTCTTAGAGAATTAAGTATCATGTGACGCACCATAGCCTCATCTGGTTTGGTAGTCTTATTCATATTCAGATGCATCATCATACTTGCTAATGATATCTGAGACATATCGACTAAAATCATGCTGGGTCTTTTTCCTTACTTTTTAAATAATCAATTACGTCTGATACTAAATTGTAATCCACATAATAATGTTTGTCATTATTCATGTGGATTTCAGTACCAGACAACATATCTGCAATATCTTGAAATGGATGTTCTATATCAACATTTTTATATGTTATTGCCTTCAGTAATTCTGTTAAAAACATAATATAAACTATATTTTCATCATCAGGATCATCTGGTGCGATACCATTTTCTACCAAAATTTGTAAAACAGCAACTGTGCACTCACTTGTTATTTGATCACACGCAGCAAGAACTTTAGCAGTTTCAAGTTCTTTAGCTGTTAAATCTGAGGGTTTCTTAGCCCAAGGCCCGTTAATAATCTCTGCGCTCACTTTTTACTCTTTCTTTTCTTTTTTGGAAGTTCTTGTACCACACCATTATCTTCATTATACATTTCTTGTGTATATGTAGTTCCTAACATTGGATAGAAAGTACCAACATCAAATTTTGGTTCACCTTTTTTAGGGCCGTCCCGATAGTATCCTTGTGCAATACATCTTTTACTGACTTTTTTCTCTTGATACTCACCATAGAAAATATCTACATAATCTCCATCACGTAAGTATTTAACAAGATTACGAACATACCCTTCATGAGAACACTGTTTTGCATATGCACCTTTTACACCTTGCTTGACAGCCCTACGTTCAGATGAGGCAAGTTCTTTTTGTGTCTTGATCCATTGCTTAACTTTCTTGGGATGAGCACGATGATCCTCTGGAAGATTACGCAAACTCTCATGAATACCAGACATACCATAATCTGGATTTTTTGCAGCACGTTTTGCTCTTGCCTTTTCCAGACGTTCTGCTGCAGCTTGTTTCTGATCATCAGTCATGGGTTTACGTTTCTTACGAACCTTTTTCTTCTTAGGTTCTACCCATCCACTGTTATCAGTGAGTGCCGTAATTTTCTTTCCTCTAGCCATCAGACTACCTTTACCATCCAAGTTACAATACCATTAAGAAAAATTGCAACTGCAACCGCATTTACAATTATAAGAGCCCGATCATTCCATATGATAGAAACCCATAACCATCCAGCACGACCTATTAATTGTAAAAACATATTATAGGGATACAGGTTATTAGTTGTCAAGATCATTGCAATAATCAAGACAAAAGAAGAAGCCCACTTCAAATACCAACTAAGAGGATGATGTTCCTTTAGTGGAGTTGATGTTGCAGAAGGATTCTCGTAATCTTCTAATTCTTGTGGCTCTTCAGAGTCCATTTAATCCTCTATAGATAATTGATGTTAACATTTAACCTTCGTTTTACATCAGTGGTAGAAGTGCTATGATGGGGTTTAGTAGGATCAAAAAACAATATCCTATTACCAACACTATCAAATTTTTGACCATCAATAACAGTTCCACCATTACAAGTATTTAATGAAAACACAGCACCCTTATGTTCTTGTTTCATGTCTATGTGATCTGGATGATGAACTATCTCTGGAGTTCTACCATAAAGATTTATTTTAGCTCTCATGAGAAGTTTAAAATCTGGTAACTTCGCAAATAGAGGTTCAAACAAATGGTAATAATCACTGTTCTTGGGTGGTGGTGGCATTATTCCATCTTTTGGCATTTCTGCAAGTCCCATATATAACATATGTATGAAATACATATCATCTTCTTCTTCTTGAGAACCATCAGAGATACTATAACTATAATGCCAATCTATATCTGGACCACCAACAACACCAGTTATATTTGTAAACTCTTCTTCAGATAGAAAATTATCAACCGTATATGGTTTCATTAATATCCCAACTCCTCAAGTCTTGTTTCAAGAGTCTTTTTATTTCTACGAATAGCTGCAGCTTTAGCCTTTCGTTTCTTTTCACCCTTAGTCATATAATATTCTCTCTCACGTAATTCATTGAAAAAACTTTCTTCTTGAAGTTTGTTTTTAAGAACTCGCATTGCCTTATCTACATTATTATTACGAACTGTTACTTTCATCTTCTCTTTCCTGTTGCTGGATCGTTTTGTTCTCTCTTTGAAAGAACTTGTAATCCACCTTTGTTATAAGCTTGACCAACTACATATCGGTCTGATACATCTAATTTATAACTCTCATCTTTTTTAACACATGGCTGAAAAGAATGGTCGGAGTGAGAGGATTTGAACCTCTGACCCTCTGCTCCCAAAGCAGATGCGCTACCAGGCTGCGCTACACTCCGTTGATTGGCGCTCTCGACAGGACTTGAACCTGTGACCCACGGTTTAGAAGACCGTTGCTCTAATCCAACTGAGCTACGAGAGCCTACACCCATACGTTTGAGAAACTTTGCGTGTTCCTTCTCAGCAGCAAGTATGGACTTAGATTTCTTCTGTTTCTTACGTTTACGATTACTCGTAGTTGTGTAATAGACAGGTAATAAATGCATACCACTCATATTATAAATATACCATAGTCAAAAACATTTGTCAAGACTTTTTTTAATTCAACACTGGAACTACAAATTCAGTACTTAAAGCATCATAAGGTTCCAATAGAATATTAATATAATCTATTGCTTCTTCTAAATCCCAAAATAGAGCACCAGACATATCCATAAGAGGATGGTCATGAACTCCTATGTCATCAGACACAATCACCACTGGTTTCTGTAAACTAAATCCCCATGCAATCTCAAATGTCGTACCATAAGATGGTCTACGAGCATTAATTTCTTTGGGAAGATATGCAAGAATCAAATCACATGATTTTGTATCCATATAATTCTTCATGATAATTCGTTTACGTGCTTCTGGATCATCAGCATCTCTTTCTGCACGATAGGGATTTACTCCTGTAATATGATCAGTAAACCCTACATGACATTTCTGTCTCCACTGATTAATTTCATGATTACTGCAGCCCTCAATAGGGCCTGCAAGATAAACAAACTTTCTCATTGATAAATTTCCTTCATTACCCATTCGTTATTTTCAAGACAAGCTGTGCCTTTTATGTTTCTCAATTCTTTACCCACTGTAACTTTAGATATAAATTCTCTACAGTTTCCCTTTGTTGCAACTGGGCCTTGTGTTACACTAAATCCTTTGTCTGGATTTGTCCATGTGGACATTTGACCATTTGGATTATGAGTAAGAGTTTGTCTTAACAGCATTGTTGCGTGTATTTGATCTACCTTATCAAAGTGAGCTCCAATCTCATGTCCTACAACCATACCAACAACTGCACCTGTAGCACTTAGTAATGGATCACCCCTACCTAAGTATGCTCCTGTTATTGCACCACCAACTGCACCTATTTTTGCTTTGGTAATTCCAGATTGTTTGGGAGCCCAAACACCCCTGCCAGGAAGGTAATAATCCTTTGCAGTACAACCTGTTAGTGGATTGCACCCAAGAGTGGGGTTGATGCCCGAAGGCATCAAACACCCACTTAGAGAGAGAACTAAAGTACTACTGAGTAGTAGTTTTTTCATTGGAAATCAACTTCTCCACATTGACCATTGACTTCGCTTCATCTGATTTCTCAGACTTA